AATGCTAATAACTGTTGATTAAGTTGAGTAGCAGCAACATTTAAAGGTACTAATGGAGTACCTGGTGGGGTTGAAACTAAACCAGAACATATTTGTAAAAATCCTGATAGATTAGAAATAATATTATTAAGAATTTCAATTGTTCTATTACCTAATAATAAGGGTTCAGTAGCATTTTTAGATCCTATATATGTGTTTCTAGATTGTATAGTAAATACAGGTGTATCTATATTAACTCCATTAACCCCATTTAAATTTATAGATTTAGCTGAACTAAATAAAATATGATCTTGTGTTGTATTAAATACTAGACGACCTGAGTTTATGATTAATTGCTTACCAGCAAATTGTTCTGGTGATTCAGGTGGATTTTCTTTATAAGAAAAATAATTAGTACTAGATGCTTTTAATGGTATTTTTTGAGTACTTGCTAAATATATAGAGGTATCATCATTATTTATATCTTCAACTATTGGTATCCAACCTTCTTGAGATTGAATTCCTTGACCATTTCTTATAATAACAATAGGATCACCAGATTGACCTGTTGTTGACCAATTATTAGGGGTGTTAGGTACAGTTGAACCTACTCTAATACTATTTCCCCATCTACCTTCATATAAAATATCACCTTCAAATGGTAATAATGGATGTATATTAGAACGTTCTTTAAATGTTTTACCTAAAAATATTTCAGTTGATTGATCTGTTACACGTCTAACATTACCTCCAGTAGTTTGAACATAGTCTTTTTGTTGTGTTGGAGGTAATAAATTTGGAGATGTTGGAAAAGCATTATGGTGGGGATGATTCCATAATGATACTATATCAATATAATATTGTATTGAATTAGATGATATTATTTCTATACTAGTATCTGGAAGAGATATTAAATATACTATTTCATTTACTAATGGTAAATTTTTAGTATTTCCACTTAATGGTTTAGCTGTTGGTGAGTTTGGTGAAGGTAGAGGATTAATTACATCTTCATATTCTATTGTACCTAAAGCATTCCATTCACCTAGTTCTACAAATCTGGGGTGACTTTCATCTAAAACAATACTTATTACCCTAACAGCACTTATTAAATTAGCTTGATTAATAGCTGTTTGGACATTAAATCCATTATTGTTATTTGGATTTAAGTTTTGGTTTAGAGCGGAAAAGCCAAATTTTGCCATTACTTATTTTCCTTTTAATTCATTCATTGTGGCAATTAATTGATCTTTTTCTTCATCTGAAATGGTTAAATTACCTTCTGAAGTTTGAGAGTTCATAGCACGTTGTGCTAATGCTGCCATTTTAATTAAGAGGTCATCATTCTTAACACTTATATCAAGATATTCTTTAATCAATGGAACAATAAGAGTAGCATCCCCAATATCAGATATTAGAGGTTTTAGTTCATTAATTAATGCAATTACTTGTTTATCTTTTTTTTGTTGGTTGTTATATATTTCCTCCAGGATTGAAGAAAATTTCTTTTTACCAAAAATAATCTGTTCAAATTGTGACATAAATATGTTATAATTTTATTATAAATATCAAGAATTAAAATTTACATATCCATTTTCTAAATAAAATATATAATGTTTTTTAAAAATGTCATATAGTTGATCTGCTATTTTAGTTATTTTAGGGGTCTTAACATCTATAATTTCCCTTATGTAAATATAAAGTGCTTTTTTATTGAAAATATCTATATGTTCTCTTTTTCTAAATAATTCTAATATAGCATCTGCTACTTGAGCTTCATATTCTTTAGGAAATAAAACATAAATATTTTTACTACAATATTCTATATAAATATCCATAAAATTAGATAACTTTTCATCATGTGAAATCTCATCTATAGTATATGAATAATTTTCATCTTCCTCTAAGACATCATCTGATAAAGTATCTATACGTTTTTTATAATTTTTTTGATTATATAGAATTAACCATCTTTTAGTAATTGTACCAAAATAAGAATATGCTTTTGCTCCGTTATTTGGGTTGAATAGGTGTATTTTGGATAATAAAAATGTGATTATTTCATGTTGCAAATCTTCTAAATTATCTACATCTGTATAATAGAACTTAAAAGTATGGATTATATTTTCAGTTAATTTAAAAAAAGCATAATGTATTTTATCTTGATATAATCTACTTCTTAAAACAGGATCTTCAGTAGTATTATACAATACAATAGCATTCTCAGTTTCTTGAGTAAAATATTGTATTGGAGGTGATTTTTTTACCCTCATTACTTAGATACGTTTTTAACAGTAAAAGAATTTAAGATAGTTTGAATAGATAATATTTGTTGAAAGAAAAATCCAACTTCATCATCTGATTTAAAACTACCTTTAGCATCAACCTCATTTAATTTTTTATTAGATATTTCAATTACATCTGAGATTTTATTAAGGTATGTCATATAACCTGCTAAGATATCTTCCTGTTTTTCGTTCTTTTTTAGGAGGTTGATGGTCGTGTATCCTAAGACCACGACCACTAAACTTAAAATTATTATAGTTACTATCATAAATTATCAAATAAATTTTTTAATCCTTCACTTTTTATTGAACCTAAAGCCTTTTGTTGAGTTGAAGGTTTTTTAGATTTTGTTTCTAATTTAAAATTAGTTTTTGGTTGTGGTGGTTTAACATCACCTCTAAATTTAGGAAACCATTCTCTTTCAAACTCAATACGAGCGGCCATTAAGTCAGCCTGATGGAGGATAAATGGTAAAGATGTTCTAGGTTTTTGTTCTGGCATAAATGCGAATAAATATTTCTTATTTGCTTCATCATATAAACCATCATGTGTTTGAATAGCTACCATTTCATTAAATGAATATCTAATACCATGAGACTGGAGTAAATATAATCCTCTATCAGGAACAGATGCAAATGGTACTTTATTATTAAACATATAATCCTCACCTAACTTATCTTTTCTCCATTGGTCAGTCTGAGGGATATAAGAGTCTTCATCTTCAGAACCCATCTTACCTAAATCATGATTTAAAGCTGAGAATACTAATTCTTCTAGAGTAAAAGTATCCATATATGCTCCCTCTTCTCCCCATAATTCATATTGCTTAATAGCACATCTAATAACCCTATTAACATGTTCTACGTAACCACCTGGAAATGCATTATGGTATTCTTTTTTATGAGCCGCCGGCATTAGGATAATGCGGTCTTCATATTTCTGGTAGAAATCAAGTAATTGTTGTTTCCTATCCCCTTGGATGTATTGGTTTATATACTCCATCAGAGTATCCCAATTTTCTTGTACTTGTTCGGCTGTTAAAATCATCTTATCTTTCTCCAGGTCCAATAGGTTCTTGTTCAATAAATGATTTAGCATCACTTAATGATTCTTTTAATGTAATTAAGGATTCTTCAACTTGTTGTTTACTACCTCCTCGGTTCAAATAGAGATATAGTTTTTCTATTTCACCTTCAGCTTTTTCAAGCCGTCTCATAATTATGTTTCTATTTTTCATAAATTTTAAATTTAATTATAACATATATTTTCTCTCACCCCCCTTATCTTATCCGTTCTCCCTCATTCCCTCATCCATCTCTCTCCCTCTCTCCTTATTTCATAAATCCCGTATTTATAATATACGGGAGGGATCTTGGAAAGCCAAATTTATTTTTGATTATTTTTAAGAAAATCATAAATACTTTTTAAATGACTGCATTTTTCATATTCTTCAAATTTCTCATAATATTTAATCATATATTCTATAATGGAATATAATGAATTATCCTGGTTATAATATAATAAAGCATATTGGTCATCTATCTTATTTGGATTAATTTTAGATATCCATTTCCAGGTAGTAGCATGAAATATAAACTCTCCAGCTTCTTCAACTTCTTTTAAATCTAGTCCATTACCTATATATTGAAAGGATAACATTCCTTGTTGGATAACTCTTCCTTTATAAGAGGCTAATTTTTTAAACATCCCAACCCAGAATAAAGGATGATCCTTATATACCTCTAAAACATCAGGAGTTACTTCTTTTTTAATCTGTTCAGATTGGGACTGAGCATTTTCATCATCATTGAATATATCAAAAATTTTGTTTATGTCCATCGGTCAATAGAGTGTGTTAATTTGTGTTTTTTAATGGTTATAACGCAATGTCTATATATTTATTATGAACACCATGATTGTAAATAAGTTGCGCGTTATAACCAATATCTTTATTATAAATATTATATAAGAAAAAAGTCACGAAAATTCGTGACTTATTGAGTTGTAATAATAAAATACAAAATATATCTGAGGTAACCAACTCTACTAACGAACCATTTTAATTGAGCAGGAGATGGGACTCGAACCCATACTCCTTACCTTGGCAAGGTAATGCTCTACCAATTGAGCTACTCCCACGTTTGGGTAGGATCAGACGCGTTCTGCCTACCGAGACCTCGTTGTTATATTCCATAAGGAGAATAAAGAGCAGACCGAGACACCATGGAGCCCTTGACAGGACTTGAACCTGCAACCTACTGATTACAAATCAGTTGCTCTACCAATTGAGACTACAAGGGCATTTAATTGTGGACCTTGTAGGGCTTGAACCTACGACCTACTGATTATGAGTCAGGCGCTCTAACCATCTGAGCTAAAAGTCCAATTTTTTGAGCGGAAGGGGTGAGATTCGAACTCACGGGACTGTTACATCCGCCGGTTTTCAAGACCGGTACAATAGACCAACTCTGCCACCCTTCCAATCAGATACTACAATGTAGTATCTACTTCTGTTTCAACCTCTACAGAATCAACAAACGTAGAATCAAATTCTACTGAATCTGTAGTGTCAACAGACTGTTCAACATTTTGGTTTTCAACTGAACATGAACCCAAACCTACAACCAATACTAAGGCAATCAACGAACCTAATACAAACATTTTTTTCATTTTTAATTTAATTTAATTTTTAGTTTAATTTTTAGTGATCCTAACAAGATTCGAACTTGTAACCTACTACTTAGAAGGTAGTTGCTCTATCCAGTTGAGCTATGGGACCGATTTGTACACCCGACTGGAATCGAACCAGCACGCACTAAGGCAAAGGATTTTAAGTCCTTCGTGTCTACCTATTCCACCACGAGTGCATATTATGATTTTCACAAATCATTAATATATAAATATATGTACCTTTTTTTATGTTACCAAACAATATCCCACTCTTTAGCACCTACTTGCAAACATTCTAAATGTGATGCTTTTGGAAATGTTCCTTTATGTTCAAATGCTGAGGTAACTACCTCAAATAATACATTATAACTATCAGCAAGTTTAAGAAGTTCAATTTCTTCTTGCATCTCTATTTTGTTAATAAACTTATCCATACTTTGGAGTTCTAAATTAAATTCTTCTTGTGAAATAAAATCTTCCATATCAATTAATATATAAACTAACTTTTAAATAACCAAATTAAATATATCTGCTTCCTAAATTTTCTACAACCCTTTTAGCTTCATCTAAAGAAATTTGAAAAAATTCTCTATGAGAGTTCACCCTATAAAAATCTAAAGCTTTATGTACCTCTTGTTCTAACTGCTCTCCATTAAAACAATGAAATGCCCATTCTACATTATATGGTAATACTACACCTGTAGAACTAGATAACTGTTTAGCCCGTTCATTTGGATCTAATTTAGTATAACCAATTTTAAACATATCGGGGGTGGTAGGATTTGAAAGAATATAAACCCAAGAATCAAAATTTCCTTCTCTATTGGAATAAATATTTTTCTGTCTAGCGGTAAAATACATTACTTTTTCCCAACCATCTTCAAGGGGTATTAAAGTATAATATGCTACTTTTTCAAACCCACCTAAAAAATCTTCATTGCATGGGATGTATTTCTTAGATTCTTCAAATGAAATTAATTTAACCATACCCACCCCCTCAATACGTATATACTAATATACTCATTTCTTATTAAAATTAACAACTAATGAAAATATTGAAGACAATACCCATATCAACAAAATAAAAAATCGTCCATCATTGGGCCACAAATCAGCCCTTAAATCCCAATAGTAAAAACTTACCATTAAATAAGATATAACAAACAATATAACAGTAGATAAATAAAATTTCTTCATATATTCGTGTTTTAAACGGGGTAATACTTTATATTGGGAATGCATGTGTTTATATGATTAAGTTGATTATAACACATATTTAACGTGTTATAGACAATGGATTATGCGTTAGCATATTCCATTGCCATTTCAAACAATTGTTCATTAATTTTCATGTCTTGTTCAAAATTCTTGATTTTACGGGCCTTACGAACCTTAACACCACTTGAATAATTAAACATTCCATGAATGATTTTCTCTTGAACTACATTATACACAGACCATAAATCTTGACCTTCATCCTCTTTACGAGTTGGTCTAAGCAATTCTTCAAAATCAATATTTACATTCTCAATTTCTTGTTCTGTGAAACGAGTTGTAATTGCTTTTTTAGCAAACTCAAGTGCTTGCTCTTGACCCAATTCTACTGATTTAAATTTGTTGAGCGCATCAACTGTCAATGGTAATTTTTCAACCATTGAACGAATTGTGGCTTGCAATTCCTCAAATGAATAACCCATATGACGAATTTTCATTTTCTCAAATTGTTGTGTTGAAATCACCATCCCATTCTCACAGATCAAACGAAACAAACCAGCGGTAAAAGTAAATGCATTTTTACCATCATGTGAATTTGTTAATAAAATTTGAGGCCAAACCATATCACCATTTTCAGAGGTGATCTGAAGATCATTGTTACGGAAAACAAGTAAATGTTTTTGGAAACCAATACCTTTACGAGCTTTAACCTCTTTAGCATCAACAACACCCCAACCTAATAACTCCATATCCTCAACAACCTTTGCGGTTGGAATATGAGTGTATTTTTCAGAGGTGTTTTGTGAACCGTGAGTTGTAAAAACTGAACCGGCTTTTGATTGAATTTGTTCCTTTGTAAGAAACTGTGTGTTTTGGAGATCTAACATAACTTTTATTTTTTAATTGTTTAAATTTTTATTATATGTAAATATACGAAACCTATTCTGCGGAGCCAAACAATTTCCTAACATTGTTAATTAAATACATATCTGAGAATGTTTCAGCTTGCATAAATTCTTGAAGATCTTTAACTGAAGATAAATCACTAACGGTACCTAAAGAAATTTCAGTTACATAATACTTTTGTGATAAATTACCTTTAATACCTTTAACAATGGTAGGATATGTTTGAGCTTCTACATCTAACAATTCCATAACTTCTGGTTTCAATCTTTCTAATAATGTTTTCATAACTTTTATTTTTTATTTTTATAACGTGGGCAATATACAAAAGGGAATTGAGGGAGCCAACCATTTTATATAAGTATATACTTTATGGTTACATGAAATTTCGTTAAGATCCCTTTTTTTAACCCTACGGATTTTTAAATTTTTTGGCCTTTCGAGAATTTGGGTTTGATTGTGGGGAGATATAAGTATATACTATCGGTGGGGTAAAGGTTGTTTGAGGTCTGTTTTTACATCTAATCAAACCTTTATACGATACCCCACCCATATGGACATCAGCGCGCGTGGTATTATATGATATAACGCATATATACGGCGTACGCCCCGGCACGGATCGGGGGTATATCCACGCCCCATACCACCACACCCTATACCCGGTATTACTCAGATTTGAGTGCTATACCCATTGCCCCAGCCAACATAAATGACATTATGCTAACAAACATCTCAGCCATCGGATTGTTAAATTGGATTACCTCTTGAGTGTAACCAGTTATGGTTAATAACCCGATTGTAAAGAATGTCATCATACCAAAGAACAGTCTTACATTTTGTGATTTAGTTTTCATATTATTTATTTATATCATTCATAACATATGCCTTACTACCCCATGTTTTAGCATTAACGGCTTGGTACTGGAATTGATTATATAATGCTGTGTTGTATAGGTCCTGATTAATATCACCTACTGTTATTTCGGCTAACATATTTTCCTCGATCCACACCTTCTTACCCGTACGAGCATAAACTGTGAAATCACGTTCACCAATACCCCTAATATCCTTAATACGAGCAATTGCTTGAACCGATTTCATCTTATAACTACGGAGAGCATTAATGGCACTACTAGCTTCAACAACACTAGCAACCATAAATCCAGCTTGACATTTAGTAATAACACGATACTTACCTTCATTACATAATGTATCATCACCAAATGATGTAACACGTAAGTCTTTGTTTTTAATTGCGATAACTACTTTGCTTAAATTTTTCATAACCTTTATTTCTTTATATGGTCAATATACGAATGAGAGTTTGGGTAGCCAAACCTTAGTAACTAAATAAAACAGTTTTCTTAACTAATATTGAAGGTGAAACAATAAATACCTGCCCACTACCATCCTTAATCTTAATCTTTTTACGGTTAACTTTAATCACCTCAAAAATATCACTTTTATTTATCTTGGTATGATTAACAGTAACATAATCACCTATTTTAAAATCACTTGATGGTGTTGATACAGTTGTTTTAACTGACTTACTTGACATAGTGATTTTGAATCTCATTTCAACATCATTAAATGTAATGTTACCTGTACTAACATTAATCTTGTTTTTTGTAGCAAATTCAATAATCATCTTATCAAAATCCGCTTTAATGTTTTTAATTTCTGTACGTGTCATAACCTTTATTATTTAAATTTTCAATACGTAAATATACGAAACGAAATTTAAGAGGCCAAATTTTATTTACAATATAGTTACTTCATTTTTACTGGCTCTATATACATTACCCTCTTTGGTTTCAAAGTCAACAGTTACTTTATTCACCTGGGTTACTGAACCTACATAATAAATGTCTTGGTATGAACGTCCATCATGAATCATTTTAGTATAACGTATCATATCACCAACTTTAATTTCAGTTGCTACTTTTTTATTTGCTTCTTTAATTAACTTTATCATAACTTTAATTTTTAACCTGCTAACATTTCCATTAAACAATCACAAATCCAAACATTGTCTTTACCCCAATGTTTAATAGCAATAGCTTCCAATCGAATTGCCTCACTCACCTCATTACCAGACCATATGTTTTCAATCTGGTCATTACCACAATTAACTTTTAAAATATATCTCATAACCTTTAATTTTTATTATACGTAAATATACGAAACGGGATTTGGGAGGCCAAACCTATTGCGTCCTCACCCGGCGGAGTGCGCGATTTTGTTTCCTTTTAAAAGAATGCGCGAGTAAACGCGCGGATTTTAACCTCGTGCGCCTCCACGGGTAGAGCCCGCGATTCTGCTGTTTTGTGTATAAGTTTCGGGTACCCGTAAAGGAGAGTTTCGGGCGCCCGAAACATTGGGTTAGGTCGGTCTAAAGTATATATTTTGGTACTCTAAACGAGAGGTTTGGGTCGCTGAAAAAAGGGGTTAACCCACCACAACCCTCACCCCATCCCCCACACCCACCGTTTCCACATACCATCTCTACCCCATACCTCTCATTCCACATACACTATCTTCCATCCACCCGTTATGTAATAATTTATTAGTATGTAGTAATAATTTTTACCATCCTATTTTTACTATACCCCTATACACATCTTTTATACTCCAAAAATATACATCATGCCCTCTTATCTTATTCCTATCATACTTAAACATTAGAGTAGATACACTTATCCACCCTCGTTGTCTTAACATATAGAATTTTTCTTGTGTGCTTAGGAATTGAGGTGTTTTTATTTCTACCCGTAGTTGTCCTTTGGTTATTAGATCAATTATTGTGTTGTAGATGATCTGGATTTTGTCTTGCATTGTTTCGTCTTGTTGTTATACAATTCTATATCCTACATATTCACATTTTGAACAATGGACATTCTTTTGTGCTGGATGGCTTGTTAAGGTCGCCATCGGATTACTATCCATTAATTCGTTCCCACACTTTGGACAAGCAATACCATTTCGTTTTGGTTCACTTGAATACATATTCATATTGACTTGAGTAGACCAAGCGTTAGAGTTATGTTCATCCAAAGATACCAATCCACTATTAGTTGAATCTGATTCTTCTGTGTTTAATTTTTGTAAATCATCTTTTAATCGCCTCAAGAAAGACTCGTTGCCATCATCACCTGACCATAGCCAATCAATTCGCTGCATATAAATCTCAGCCTCAGCAATTATTCTAGCTCCTCGTTTAAACTCTTCAATAATATCGTCTGGATATTTATAATGGAATTTATCCTTAGGATATTCCTCATACCAATCAGGTCCCAACCAAGGTTCAGCTTCCATTTCATCATCAGTCTTCGCCTTGCCATTTTTATCAATCATTTCATTTATGTCTTCGACTACATAAGTCAATCTATGCTGTAAGTAGTCCCAATGTCCTCCGCTCATATTTATTTTTTTATATTATTAGATCTAGATGGTGGAGCAACACTTGGTGTAGGTGTCACTCTTCTTGGTGGTGCAACTCTTGATGGTGCAGTTCTTGGAAGTGAGGTTCTTGGTGGTGCGACTCTCGGTGTTGTAGTTCTTGGTGTTGTAGTTCTTGGAGGTGCAGTCCTTGGTGGAGCTGTTGGTGGTACGACTCTAGGAGTTACAACTCTAGGAGGTGGTGTAACAATTATATTCCTTCCCCAATATGGATTGCTCCAATATCTATATTGATAGGGTGAAGCATAATAAGAGTACCAATTATAACCCCAATACCAATTATCTCTCCAATAAAATTGGTAATTATTATAGTAATCAGGTCTTATTTCTCTTCTTAATTCACTTATAGGTATTTGAACTGTATCACCTTTTTGATTTACAGCCAACACATAAGCAGTACGTTCTCTTTCAATTCGTCTATAATTTGAACAAGATGATAGAGATATAATAGATAATAGAATTAATAGATTTTTCATATTATATTGAGTTTAGTTGTTTTAACTTTTTGAACATGTTTGCAACCTTTTTCTTTATCATGAGCCCTCCAAAATCCACTACATGAACAAGTAAATTTATTACCATTTTGTTTTACA